GCTCTAATGGCACTTAGTGGTAAAAGATACCCAATGGAAGACTTACAGCGTACTGTGAAAATGAATACAGAACTAAACGCACAAAAAGAAGCCATGCAACGCTTATCGTCAGCTAGCCAAAGTTACGCTCAAAGTTTGAACCCTTTGCCTGGAATATTGGACAAAATAGGCTTTTCGGCGCAAATAGCATTTGGAAATTTAGTGGCAAGTGCTATAAGTCAAGCTATGTTTCAATTACGGCAATTTACGCAAGATAGCAGTAAAGCCGCCATGACTATGGATGGTGTTGTTAATACTTTTGCGGCTGGAGTTGGTGGATTTGAAGGCGCAGGGAAGGAACTACAGTTTGTTAGAAAATCTGCTAATGACATGGGTATAGCGATAACATCAGCTTATGGTCCTTATTCCAAGTTCTTAACATCCTTCACTCGTTCTGGTGGCTCTATAGCATCATCAAGACAAATATTTACCGATATATCGGCGGCAACTACATCTTTGCATTTAAACGCAGAACAAACACAAGGTATATACGTAGCATTGGAACAAATGGCCAATAAGGGTACCGTTCAGATGGAAGAATTAAAAAGACAACTTGGCAATACCCTGCCTGGTGCTTTTGAATTGGCTGCCGAGTCTATGGGTGTTACTACAATGCAGTTGACAGATATGATGAAAAAGGGCGAAGTTATGTCGTCCGAATTTTTACCAAAATTTGCTGCAAAAGTTAGAGAAGTCCTTGGCGGTTCATTGCCTATTGCTACCAAACAAGCTCAAGCCGAATTCAATAGGCTTTCTACTGACACTTTTGATGCTCAAGTAGCTTTTGGGCAATTAATAAATACAATAGCTCTTGGCTTTATTCCCTCAATAAGAGAAGGTTTACGAGGTACTACAGAATTTTTTGGAAAAATGCAAGAAGCAATACCGACCATACAGGCGCTTCTGGCTGCACTTACTCCATTTGTAGTTTTAATTGGCGGTAATATGGTAGTTAATACTTTCAGGGCCGCTGCAGCGATAACTTCCGGAACTTTAGCAATGAGTGAGGCCACTATTGCTGCGCAGATTCTTGCTGGTGCTCAAGCATTTTTGTCTACAAATTTTCTAGTCACAACCGCTGCGGCTTCTACTGGAAGTATTGGTTTAATTGCTTATGGTTTAGCTGCCGATACGGCTTCTTTTGCTACAAAAGGCTTGGCCGGAGCAATGACTTTAATTACAGCTCATCCCGTAATTGCAACATTAACAGTTATAGCCGCAGCTTTAGGGGCTGTTATCTATAGTAATAAAAAGGCTACAGAAGAAGTAAAAAGCGCAAGTAAGGCAATGGGAGAAGCTCAAGTTAAAACTATAGCATTTGCTGATAGCGCTAATGTTTTATCACGTGAATATATTGATTTAAAAAATAATGCAAATAAAAACTTATACGAACAACAACGTTTGAGCGAAGTTACGGACGAATTAAATAAAAAATATCCTAATTTAGTTGGATATTTAGACAAGGAAGCCGTTGGCCATGGCCAAATAACACGAGCTGTAGCATTACAAATAGCCGAAAAACAAAAATTGGCTCAAGTAAATGCAATGATAGCTCAACAAGATAAGGCTATGGCTGTTTTGACTCAAAATAGATGGAAAATGTCTAAGTCTAACGAGAATCTTGAAGAATCAAAAATATTAGATCAAACCACTGCTTCTTTAAAAGAAGTAATGAGGCAATATAATAATGCTAAACAAGTAGCTAAAAATGCAGGAAATGTTATCGGAAAAACAGGAATATCTAATATAAATACCGGAATAGGCAGAAGCAATTATGGAGTTGGTAATACTAAACCATCTGCTGTTATGCCAACAAAACCAAATTCGGCTTGGGATAAACTTGGTTCCGATATTTCAAACCAAGAGGAATTAATAAGAGCAAATTTAGTGCTAGGCAAAAGTGTAGAGGGATTGATTCCAAAATATATTAAGCTAAAAAACAAACAAGATGCAATAAATGAATCAATGCAGCAATTAACTACAACTACAGATTCAGAATCCGATAATTGGAAAAAATTAGAAAAAAACCTAAAAGAAGCGGAAGATGCTTATAAATTTATGCTTTCTAATTCTCAAGAATATATGATGTCTGACATAAGACAGCAAGAATCTTTAATGAAGGGTTTAAAAGTTAGAGTTCAATATAATAAAATGATAGAAGAATCTTCTGATTTAATGAACATATCATCAAGAGCTGCTGGTCAATTAGCGGATAGCCTTGTAGATAATTTGTTTACTAAGTTGCAGGAAGGTGAAAGCGCTTGGGATAGATTTAAAAATGCTGGTCTTTCTGCTTTAAAAGCTATAGCTTCTGATTGGGTTAAAAAAGAAATAAAACTTGGGGGTGGAGGTTTTCAGGCTGGTTGGGTTGACGAAAAAAGCAATTCTTTTCTAGAAAAAGCTACTTCTGGTTTATCTGGAATGATGAGTGGATTTAAAAGAGAACCACTAGAGCCCACAAAAGACGATTCTATTGGAGCTATAACAGGTAGTGCTATAGATATTAATACTTCATCAATCATTAATGCTACAAATGCAGTAGGCAATCTTGTATCTAAAAACAAAGATTTAGCAAGTACGGCAATAGCAAATGTAGTTCCCGCAATGAGCAACATGGCTAATTCCGTAACAGGAATTAGTAATCCGGCACTAACTGCTGCATCAAGCATTGCATCTATGGCAATGTCAGCCCCAATGGCAGCTATGGGAATGGGGGGAATGGCTATAAGTATGATAGCTTTAGCTCCTGTGGCAACTTTAGCAGCTCCTGCTTTGACATCAATGGGAGCGGCTTTAGAAACTATAGCCGCAAATGCAGGTACTGCCGCTATAGCCATGGCTACACTAGCAGTAGCTACAGCAGCACAAAGTGCAGCTAGTATTCCTATATTGGGAGCATTTTTAGCCCCAGTGGCAGCTTTAGCTACAGGAGCCGCAATAGCAGCAGGTAGCGCAATGGCTGGTGCAGGAATTGGCGCAGGCAGCACAATAGCAGGAGCCGGAAATCTTATTGGTGGAGGTCTTACTGGTGCTGGTAATTTGTTGTCAGGTTCTGGAAAAACAGTAAAGCATGCTAATGGTGGGGTAGTTAGCAAAATGACTTCTTTTCCTATGTCTGGTGGTAATGTTGGAACTATGGCAGAAGGCAATATACCAGAAGCCATAATGCCACTTCAAAGAATAAATGGTAAACTGGGAGTAAATGCAAGCGGAGCATCTTCTACCGTTATAAATATCTATAATCAATCTAGCGCACAAATAGAAACCGTAAGCAGACCTAATGGCGATAAAGACATATTTATTAGAGATGTAAACAACGCATTATCGAATGAACGTACTCAAAGAGGATTTAGTCAAGCAATGCAAAGAAATCAATCAAAAGGAGTAACAGCAGCATAATGGAATACTGGACTTGGGGAAAAATAAAAAGTGATGGTTATACTTCACAATTTCAACAGGGATTTATGGAAATAACTCCCGATGCTGGAATACCCTTTAGGATGCAAAGATTTACAGATGTAGGTAGTATTTTTCAAGGAACATTTATATTAGATAAAAATACAAAAAAAGATTTTGAAAGCTGGTATAAATTCAATATCAGGCAAGGTTCTATACCATTTAAATTTTATGATTGTGAAGTTGAACAATACAGAACAACTAGGATTATAGAGAATCCGACATATAATACTGTATCTAATATGTTTAGTATTTCTATTAAAATGATGTTTGATAGCGAAATATTTAATGTTTCAAGATATTTAAAAGTTAATAATGGAAGTTATTTGCTCGTAAATAATGGTAAACGTTTAATTGTCAATAAAAAGTTGAGGGTATAATGCAAAGGTTTTTTGAATTTGATAAAAACTCATTTTCCCGATATCTAGGCAGAACTTTATGTATGTGCATAGAGATAAGCCATTTATTGATTGATACTTATTATTTAACTAACAATACTCAGCAAGTATTGGCAAATTCTAAAACTTATGAGCCGTATCCATTTGATTTAAGATTGCCTTCGCAAACGGAACAGCAAGGAACTCAAATCACATTATCAAATATATATAATCAAGTATCCAATATAATCGAACAAACTATTAATTCAAATGAAAATATAATAATAAAACTTTATGCTGCAAATATCGAAACTAATAGTGCAGAACTAATAAATATGGGCGAATTCGAAATTATGGGCGTAAACATAACAAATGAAGCCGTAGTCGCTAGCATAAACATAAGGCATTGTTTAGATATAAATGTAGGCAAATATAGATTTAATAAGCAAAATTTTCCTAATTTATTTAAATAGAGGTTAAAATGGATTTTTTAAAATACTTTACATATAAATATAAAGAAAATACAAATAATTGTTGGGAGTTTGTATGCTATATCTACAAGAATGAGCATAATTATGAACTTCCGAAACTTCCTATAGCTGATTCTAATAGCAAAGAATGCACAAGTTATCTAAAATCAAATATAAATCTTAAATTAAAAGAAACTGCCAAAATAGGTGATTTGATACACTCAATGCGTGATAATTTTGAACATATTGGATATGCGATAAATAATAAAAAATACATACATTTATCTACTATAGGGGTAAAAGTTACCAATATACCTTCAAGTGCGTTAATATATGAGGTTATCCGATGATTATAATAATAAAAAAATGTCTTAGCAAAAATAAAATAGAACACAAAAACTGGGATTATCATCCAGCTTTTTTTCATTTTAATGAATACAAAAATACATTCAGAAACGGTAAACCTTTAAAATGGTGGCACATTTTAAGAAGAGGCGACCAGATAGAAATAGTAGAAAAACCCAAAAAATTTGTTGGCAATATTGTAGATGCTATTTGGTCTTTAGTAACTCTTGATTATGCTGGTTTAGGTCTAGCTCTAGTTGGTATAGTAGCAAGTTCATTTATTGGTGGAGGAAAAGCAACAACCAGTACGGCAGCTGGAAGTTCGCAAAAAGAATATTCAAGTTCTACCCACCCAGAACTCACAGGGGCTAGCAATGATATTTCGAACTCAATAATACCAGTTGTTTTTGGAAAATCCCAACAAACACTAAGTTACGGACAATTACCTTATAAATTAGTAGGTGACGGTAGTTCGACAAATAAATTAAATTGTTATTTTATAAGCAGTTATGCTAATACTGTTTATTCTGATTTTAAATTAGAAACTACATCTATCAATGAATATTCTGTAGATTATATCGACATAGATACATCTTATGGCGGAAGTTCTTTTATTGGATTCGATAATTGTAAACCTGTAAATATAAACGAACAATTAAGTTATAATGATTCAGAAGAAATAAATCAATCTAATACTTGGTTTTACGAGCAACTTACTACATCTACAAGTATTAAAGTAGATTTCAATATTCAATTCGATAATGTAGATATTACAAACTGGAGCAATAAAACATTTAGATTAAAAATAAATGCAATAGATGATGCGCTATCTCCAATAGAATTAACTCAAGATTTTACCATTGCTTCCGGCGATATAGTTTTAGTTAGTGGAACTACTTATACTTATTCCGGAACTCACACTTGGGCTCAAAATATTACAAAAGTAGTATCTAGTTCATTTAATCCAACAACATACACAAGAGCAAATTCTACAGAATCACAAAATGAATTAAATTGTATTTATATAGATGAAGAAATAACAACGGATGACTGGAATAGTTCAAAGACCTTTAATCAATCAATAAATTATTACCTTGGCACCACGTCCGAAGTAATACAAACAAGCCCAGAAAATACAATAGAAATAGATGTAATAATAAAATTTCCGAGTGGATTGTATACATTAACCGGAGATGGTACTCGTGTAAATAGAGCTGCAAAAATACAAGTCCATTATAAAGAACAAGGTTCTGCTACTTGGCTACCAATAAGTA